TGTGTTAAGTGCTGTTGTACTTCCTATTTTATTTATTGCTATTTGGTTATCGTTAATACTTATCATTTCATATTCCGATAAGAACTTAGCTCTTAGTACATCGTGCATTTCATCAGGAAAATATCCTAGTTCTTCTGCTAGTCCTTGAACTATACATTTCCAATAGTAACTGTTCTGCATATTGCTACGAGTGTTTCTTTGTTTCTTTACGCTAACTATGTAATCGTTATCTAATTCCTTTAGGTAACTGAAAAGACTTTGCTTATCTCTATTGTCCTTTATCACGAACTTCATTAGTCAAAGGATTCATTGATTCCCCTTTCGCCTACTAGCTTTTCTTTAGCTCCTGCCCATAGCTTATCTCTATTCTTGCTTAGACTTGGTTCTGTTCTTTGAAGTGTTGGGATTCCTTCTGTTGGTACACTATCCATATACAATCCGCATTCGCACTCAGCTTCCTTTGCTTCCCAGTTTCCATCTCTATGAACTATTGTAACCTTAGATAGTTCTTTAGTCTTTCCACATTCGCAAGTGTATAGTGTCATCTCTTTAGTTTATCAAGTTCAAACTCTAAATGGTTTATTGCTTTCTGTATGCACTCAATCGGACTTGCGTGTTTTCTCTCAGCTCTCAATAGATAAGTTACTGCCGTTCCTACATTGTAAGATAAATCAAAATCCTCAATCACTTTTCTAGCTTCAATTTTATATCGTTTGCCAATATAATAACTTGGTATTCTATTGCCTTTCATTTAGTCTGTCGTTTTCTAGTCCTCCTGTTCTTGTTTCTACTTTATCCATATTCCAAAGGAACTTTTCTTTAGTTCTGTTTTTTATTCTTGATTCTATAATGCTCATAAGAATAACTATGCAGAAAAAGATTGATGTCAATATTCCTAGTATTGTAAATATTATCATTTTGTTAAAAGTTTTAAAAGTTGACTGCTAGTATAAATCCTATCATCTCCATCATAGTTTTCATATATACAGGTAAAGTTGTCATCTTTCCAAGTCCACAAAGCCCTGACATTCTTTTTGATATTATCTTTTAATATCCATTTAATTGTTTTGTATGTTCTTTTTTCTTCCATAGTTTAATATCCAAATTCTTTGCAGCGTTCATCTTGCTCTGTTAATTATATTTCTTTTAGTTCTTCTTTTATCATAATTCTAATGCCCTTATTAGTGAGTGGGTCTTTACTCTGTTTATTTTAATATTAATTTAATCTTTTGCCAAAATGTCATTTGTCTATAATCCCAATAGAAATTAATCGCTTGTGGTACTCCACTTTGGAAACAATGGATTTTAGTTGCCGCCTCTTCATAATGTTGTAAAGCATCTTTTCTTAAATCTTCTAATGGTGTTTGGTAAGTACGTTCTTTCATAATTCTATTCGCCCATTTTAGTGAGAGGGTCTTTACTCTTTATTTTAAATTTTCTTTATTTCTTTATAAAAGTTGGCTGAATCTTCTAAATCCTTTTTAATTTTTTCTTTTAAATACTTCCCCTCTTTTATGATAACAATAGCAAATAAAATTACTAATAATATTTGAACTGTTATGTATGATTTTATCACTATATCCATAATCTATCGCCTGTATTAGTTGAGAGGACTTTACTCTTTTAATTCTCTTTTAAAATAATACCAATAAGTTTCTGTTATTAGATTAGTTTCTTGTATTTTAATAACTCCTGTCATTTGCCATCCATCATTACCCATCATATTTAATTGTTCTTCAGTTGCATTTGAAGGGTAAAACTTTTCTATTGCGTATTCATATTTCATATCTATTCGCCTATATTAGTGAGAAGGACTTTACTCTTTGTTAATCTTATTCATATCAATTGCTAATCCTTTTGGTATTAATCCGAATACATCAAAGTGGTATTGTAATAATAATTTATAAAAAGCTAATGATATTTCTTCATTAATTATTGCTTGGTAACAATCTTTTTCCGAATTATAAAAACTCCAAGCCAACATATTGCCATCAAACCCTTTTAATTGCTTTGATAAATCAGATAAAGGTCTTAGTATTGGTTCGTATGTAGAGTAATCGCAATAATTATCATCTAAATGACGTCCTACCATAGTTTCTACTTTATAAACCAATTCAGATTTAGGATTATCTTTATTACACCTTTTCCATTGCAAATCATAAGGCAAATAAGGCGCTAAGTATTCTATTTTCATTTTCATAATCTATTCGCCTATATTAGTGAGCAGGGCTTTTCTCTTTGTTATTTAAATTATATATTTCGTTTGCTTTTTCTATTGCTCCAATTCTTGCGTGCGTTCTGGATTCATATTCGTTGAATAATGGAGAATCATCTGATGGTCTTAAAAACAAAGAATTTATTACGCATCCCTTTAGTATATGGAATCCTATTCTAAAACTTTTAACTCCATTTCCCCAATTTGGTATTTCGGTTACATAAATATCCACACTATCAAAGAAGTCTACATACACTCCGTATTGCATTGATGGAGTTATAAAACTATCTATATTATCTATTTCATTTAAAAACTTTAGTCTGTCTGAAAATTTAACCTTCAAAACATTAGCCAAATATCTCCAAAAATCTACTTTACATTTTCCTGTTAAATTCATATCTTTATTTATTTAGTGAGAAGGTTTTTACTCTGTTAGTTTAAATTCTTGATAGTCAGTAATTATAATACCACTATCTGCATTTAAACCTTCATACCAGTCTTTCTTATCAGAGTACCATTGTATAAATTCTTTTAATTCATTAATAAATATTTTCTCTTTAGTTTCTTTATCTAATATTCTCCACGTTACTATAACCAATGGAGTCCAAATATAACCCTTAATATAAATTCGTTTATAGATTCTTCTTAGCCTACCTCCTGACGCTCCGTTGTTCCAATTTTTAAAATTTAATGTAATTGTTTTCATAATTCTATTTCGCCTATAATTAGTGAGAGGGACTTTACTCTTTTGTCACAATTATAACCTATTTTTGTGACAGATGTGTCTTTTAAATTGATTAATAAACAAGACATATTATATGCAATTACATTCTTTAAGGGGTGTTTCGCCTGTATTATATTTATTTGCATATAGTTAGTTTGTAGTTGTTGGGATGTAGTAAAAAAAATATAAACGCTTAATTAATATTAGGTTATTTCTCCCAACAGCCACTCACTATTACTTCCTTACTCCTGTTGGTGATAAAGCTCCTGTCCTAGTCTTTGAAGTCAGTACATCTAACTCAAAGTGCAAATGATGTATAGCCTTTCTAATATCATCTATTGGAGTGTCGTGTTTTCTATTTGCTCTTAGTAGGTAAGTGACAGCTGTTCCGACATTATAACTTAGTTCAAAATTAGATATGACATCTTTTGCCATATATCCGTTCTTCCCTTTATAGTATTCAGGGATTGTATCATCTGTTTTTTCCATAGTATTTCTGTAGTTAATTGGTATTGGCATCTTCTATTTCATTTAATAATTGAGTAGGAGTATAGATCGGTAGGTCATCATTGTAATTTTTATATATACAAGTAAAGTTTTCTTTCTTTCCTTTTCTCCAAGTCCAAAGAGTTTTAGTAGCATTTTCAATTTGTTGCTTTAAAACCCACTTAATTGTTTTATAGTTTCTTGTCATTGTTTTGTTTTTTTAATTTAGGTTTAAAATGTTTTGTATAGTTTAATGGCTGTGCAAAACCGAACATCATTTTAAAAGTTCCCATTGTTTTCGGGCAGTACATTTTTACTTTAGTCATTGTATTTATTATATAGTTTTTTAATTCCATCAAAGCAAGTTGATATACAAGAACCACAATTAGTTCCTGTTCCATAATTTGAATTATAGATTGTATTGTAAATCTCAATCATTCGTTTTTTAGCTGCTTGATCCTTTGCCCTTCCTGTTTTTAAGTCTTTCCATAAGTCAAGTATTTCATCTATCATTTCTTGTGGCAAGTCATCAGGAGCTTCCATCTCAGTAGTCTTATCCCAAAATTTTTGTGGACAAGCCATAGGAGCAAGTCTTGCTTTCAACTTTACGAAACATAAACACCGTTTACATTGACCTAACGTCTTTGAATAATAAATACATTCCTTACAG